CTTGTTCAAACATAAAGCCTTCAGAGTTTCTAAGGAAAGCTTCACTTATTTTTATTTTTTTCATAACACCTCGTATGTTAAAGTTATGATTGACTTTATTGCCAATCACAAAAACGATAAAATACTGAGCTTATTAATCAAGCACTTTTTTAAAAAAGTTACACCTCTTGATTGAATTATTTAAAAAAATAGTAAACTAAACCTGAACCAAGAATAAATATTTGTGGGACGAAATTTAAAAGAATACTACCTTCTCTCCATTTTATACCTACAATAGTCCATAAAATTGCACCAGTAAAATGCACAATAACTCCCCAAGGATAAACATCAAATGAATGTAAACAAATCGCTGTTAATATTACTGTAGCAGCTAAATACTTTAAATAAACTATCATTGAGTTATGTCAGAATCTGATAAAACTTTTTTTATCGCTAAACCTATTTCTCTTGCGATTTGTGGGACGATTGCGTTTCCGAGAGTTTTGATTCTGTTGGCTCTATCTTTGTCCAATTCATAGGAAATCCCATTAGGAATTCCACGAACAGCGGATTCAGACGTCCACCAGGTTTGTTGTTGGCTAATACTTGATGAGGTAGTTTGATCTGCACTCCTCTCTTCTTGTTCGTTATTGGATTGTAGGCCATGTCCTTGAAGTCTGATACCATTGGAGATCGATACATCTTCTTCTCCTTCTCTAGATAAAGCATTGCGTCCGATAGTTTGGCTCCGTAAGTCATGTTCGGATTGTTCTTCTTTCTCAGTACGAAACTTCCAGATTTGGTTCTCTCCACTCTCTCCGATTGTTCCCCACCTTCCTCGCAAGCCACTGATGGAGTTGGATACATTGCCATTGTTTGTGGATCCACTTGTTCTCTCAGATTTGATGGTTTGGTTCTGCCCTTCCGATGTCCCTCCATTAATTTTTTTGTCCCTGCTGCGCTTCTCGGAGGCAAGTAATCCATTGTGTTTGGAGTGGCCAATAATCCATGTTCTGTTCCTTTGGTGCCAAGCACCGATGCCCGAAGCTGGAATAAGGAAACATTGGACTTCGAAACCTTCACCTTCCAAGTCGTTGAGCACCTGTCTGAGTACCATGCCGTCTTGGAGGTTAATAATTCCTTGCACATTCTCCCCAATAACGAATTCTGGTTTAATTTCTTTAATGAGTCTAAACATTTCTGGCCAGAGATAGCGGTTGTCGTTTGTTCCTTTTTGTCTTCCTGCAACGCTGAATGGTTGGCATGGGAATCCTCCAGTAATGACATCTGCTTCGAATTCTGTTCCTTTGACATTTCTTATATCTCCTTCAATTGGTATGTTTGGAAAATTTTTATTTAAAACTTTCTGACAATATTTATCAAACTCTACAAATTTAATAGTATCAAATATACCAGTGGAATGAAGGCCTAAACTAAATCCTCCTATTCCACTAAATAAATCTAATACTTTAAGCTTATTGTTCAATCTGATCTCGCATTTTTAAAAACTTTAATTTAGCGATTTTAAGCATACGGTCAAACAAAGGTTCTGCTTTGACCGTATGTATTTTATTTCTTAGTTCTCCGTTTACGTATAGTGTTACGTTATTACTTTCTAGATCAAGTTCTATTGTAAAAAACTCTTTACCCTTTATCTTTTTTGGATCCATCTGAACCCCCATTTAAAAGTTTAGTACGATACACTGCATTAGGAATTTTATTTTTCCTTGCTTGATGGTCTACATAATCATTTAATATTTTAGATATCATAGCTCCTGGAGCTCTAAATTTATCTTTACATAAACCTTTGAGCAAATCAAAATCAGTTTTCTTAATTGCTACAGACTTCCATTTATTTATGTCCATCTTTAACCTCCATGTCAGGTGTTAATACTAATGGCTCCTTAAATGAAGTGGCAACAGAAGATTGTTGATTCTCTCTAAATTGTTTAAAAGGATCTAATAAAGCTACAGTTGATTCTAATTTTTTATTAGTCTCTTGTAGCACTTTTAGACTTCCTTCTAATGCATTAAGTCTATCTATCAATACATTAAAAGTATTTTCAAGTTTCTTTAATGCTGCATCAAACTCATCATTACCTTGTGGTAGTTGTCCTAAAGGTAAACCACCTTGTGTGTGGTTCTCATAAGTTGGATGGCTTTCTGTTGATACTATATTATTTTTTGGTTCTAGTATGATTGCCATACTCATCCTCCTTTGTTAATTGTCGGCATTCTAATTCATCTTCTAATAAAATAGTTGCCATGGTTTTATCAAATGGATAGTGCTTTCTATTAAGACCATCCGTAAAATGCACATCAGCAATTGTATCTACATACATATCGAAATGCATTGAGTCTTGTATTGTGCTGCCATCCCAATCAAAATCAGGAATTAAAGATAGCTGCTCATCTACTTGTTCAAATATCGTTTCTAATATTTGACTTTTACTTTTTTGTTTTTGCATGAAATCTTACATATATGGGATATTATCAGAAGTCAAATAATATTGCATTGAATTTTAAAAAAAGTATAAAGAATTATGATCCTTAAATTCATATTATTAACAAGCTTTTGTTTTAATATAAATAATGAGATTAAATGTGGCCAATACCTTAGAGATAACCTCTCAGATGCTTCAGAATGCGAATTGATGGCAGATGCTATAGGTAAGGCTCAAAAACGTAAAATGTTAAAAAGAGAGGGTAATTTGGTCGAATATAGGGCACAATGCATAGCTATTGACTCTAATGGTTATAATGTTGACCATTCTTTTAAAATATCCTATAATATCTTATGAAGGCTTATCGTATCATAGCTTATCAAAACAATGTGCGTGTAGACCATGTAGTCGAGGCAGAAAATGATAAAGCTGCATTGAATAAGTTTTCTGAACTAGTGGACCAGGGTAAGTGTGAAATCACTGAAGATGGTTTTACAGGAAACTCTAGGATCCACGTAACATACGAGGAACTAAAATGAGTCCTGAAAAAATAAAGTTGTTGAAAGAACTTCAAGAACTTGAAAACAAATGGTCATCCGAGTTGCTAACTCACGGTGGTGTGCATACTGGAATGACTAAGATAGAGTCTGATATTAAATCAAAAAGAAATGAGATTAAATATCAAGATGTACAAGAAAACTTACAAGCAACAGCCTAAGTTTTTATTGTAATTTTAAAAATTGAATTTTTCTCGTAGGCGTCTTTTCGGCAAAACAAACTCATAGTGATTTATAATAGCTAAAAGTTTTTCTCTTTTGCTTACACTATAAGGTAAAAATAATTTTGCTAAACTATAAGCTTTTTGATGAGAGCATCTCCATCGCCATTGATCTTTTTTATTTAAAGAACCTTTAGCTTTACCTTTAAAATGTATTGTTCCAAGTTTTACAATATCATAAAAATTTTTTATGCAATCTAAATCTGTCATTGCAACTTCCATAGCTACGTTCCATTTTTTATAAGTCTTTCCATTAGGGCTGTTACAATTATATTTAGCATAATTGATGTTACCCTCTCCATCAAATAATCCAGCTGCATAAGCTATTAAGTCTTTGTTATCGTGTGGTAAATTTTTATTTTGCATCTCCCCAACTTTCTCCTATTCCTTTGTCTACTACTGAAGGCACTTTAAATTCTATTGCGTTCTCCATAATTTTTTTTATCTCATTTGCATGAGCATCATCTTTAATATTAAAACACAATTCATCATGAATCTGTAACATAGGTAAATGTCCTTGATTATAACAATCTAACATTGCTTGTTTTGTTTGATCAGCAGAGGATCCTTGAATTAATCTGTTAAGTGCTTTGTATGTGTATGCTCTTTTAATATTATCTTTACCATATTTAGCAACAGCATCATCAAATTTTTCTGCAACATGAAGGCCAAAATCTTTTGTCTCCCACATATCAAATCTGCATTTACGACCTTTCTTGGTTCTGATAACACCCTTTTCATCTGCTGCAAACTTACATCTGTCTGATAATTTTTTTACAAAAGGTACTTTGTTATTATATTTAACTATTAATTGATCAGCTTCATCTTTACTCACACCAAGTGATAAGGCCAATTTATTTTTACCCATTCCATACATCAAACCTAGACCAATTGTTTTAGCCTGAGATCTTTCAATACCTACTAAGTCTGCTACCGTCTGATGAAAGTCTGCTTCAGTATTGTGATATGCTTCTACTAATTCGTTGGATCCTTCATATCCATCTCCAATTGATGCTGCATAATGAACCGTCATTCGTGGCTCTTGCTGTGAATAATCAAAACTACCCCATTTATAGCCCTCTTCTGGTATAAACAAACTTCTTATCTTAGGACCAAAGTCTTTGTTTCTAGCTGGCACTTGCTGTAGGTTTGGATTGCTCATACTTAATCTGCCCGAGACTGTACCCCCAGAGTCAGATCTTAGTTGCTGTATCTCTCCATGAATCCTACCATTGACTTGGTACTTCATGATCGAAGATAAAAAAGTTCCGTGAAATTTGTTGACCTCTCTTGCTTGTACAATTAATTGTGCTATTTTGTTTTTATTATTACTCAACCAATTTTGTGTAAAGGAAGGCTCATTTGTTTTTTCAGTACGTGGATAATCTAGTTTCATTTTGTCGAAAGCTTTGGCAATCTGGCGTGATGCCCAAATGTCTACTTCTATTCCTGATTCTTTTTTTATGGCCGATAGTATTTCTTTCTCTTGGTTCAACATTTCTTTTTGTAATACTTCAGCTTTTTCCACTTGGACTCGGATTCCTCGTTGGCGCATTTTTATAAGCACCGGGAGAAGATTAGATTCCAATTCCCATATGGTTGTTAAACTTTGTGTTTGTATCTCTTGTTTAAATCTTTGCCATAACTTTAATGTAAGCACTGCGTCTTGCTCTGCATAATAACCAACATGTTCAGCGGGTAATTTCCACATCTCTGCTTTTGGATCTATACCATGAGCTGCTGCAGCTTCTCTTAATTCTGTTTCTGCTTTTATTTCTCCAAGATAATCTACTGATAAACTATTTAAACTGTATTGATATCTGTTTTCATCTATAAGTGCTGCGGCTATCATTGTATCTATGATTGGTCCGTTGACCGTGATGCCTGATGCTTCAAGCCATCCTACATCATACTGTGCATTATGAAATATTTTAGGACAAGGTAAACTACAAACTTTTTTCATGTAAGCTTTTACTTGTTCAGGTATCATGTTACCACCACCTAAATGGCCAAATGGAAAGTATCCTTGCCATCCATCTACAGCAACTGCAAAACCTACAATCTCTCCTTTGCCTAAAGCCCAACCAGCTCCAAGTCTATCATTAATACCATCGTCTCTAGTTTCTAAGTCTATTGCTATTTCTTTTGCATTAGATAAATCTTTATATTCTAATGGTGTATTCCAAATAGATTTTTTAAATGTCAGTGTTAATTGTAAGCCTTTGCTCATAATCCTCTAATGGTATGTTTTTAAATTTTGCATAATGTTTTGGACAATAAAGTTTTTTCATTTCCACGAAGACAGCTTTTTCACTACACTCACAGCATCTTTTTTCTTGAATTTTTTGTACCAAGATAGATCTCCTATTGTTTTTATCCATGATGTGTCTCTACCGTTTTGTTTGCACCACTGTAAATGATTCTTTAAAATGGTAGTATAAATAAGTTTATCCTCCTTCATTGTCTTTTAAATGTTGTATTTCTAAATCACAATAATGTTTTATCTTATTTAAATCTTCGATTGATTTACCTTTAGTTAAATACCTACAAACATATTTTATAACATTTGCTTGAAAAGGATTAAGGCCATTTTTTCTTATAAAAGTCCAAGGCTGAATAAAAAAAGATTTATAGTGAGATCCTCCGACTTGTTTGTCATCAGGAAAAGTTTCGTCAAATATATCTTTATTTGTCATTTTTTTCTTGGACATAAATTAAATAATCTGCACCAATTGGGTAGTTAAACTTATAGTCAGTTCTCAACAAATGTAAAGTTTTTCTTGCACGAGTTGCACCAGTGTACCAAACTCTTCTTTCATCACTTTTTTCTTGTTTTGATTTGTGTGAGTAGTCAGATGGAAAGTTACCTTTACTATATAAAACAACATGATTAGCTTCTCCACCTTTAACTGAATGAATAGTATCTATAGTTATGAGAGGTTCCTTATCTAATTCTTTTTGACCATATCTTCTTAATAATCTAATAAAGTGTCTTACTTGTCTTGGTTTAAAATTTCTTCTTAATATCCAATACCAAGGTTTCTTAGCATCTTCATCTTTTAATTCTAAGCCACACCATTCTTTCAAATCGTTAAAATTATATTCTGTAAAGTCAGGTTGTGCTCTCCAAAATTTATCAGTTCTATAATCAGGATCAGCAAGTTCTCTAATATACTTATATAAATTCCTTGCTTGTTTCTTATCTAATTTTTTATCTTTTGTAATTGCAGTCCAAGCTTTAATTGCTTCCCATTGTTTTTCATCAAAGCATTTATTATCTCTGTTATCTTTGTAATATAGCCCAGCATCTTTAGCTAACATTCTTAATTCATTAACTGTCTCAGTAATACGACCAAGTATGTACCAATCCTCTTTGAGTTTTTCAAAAGGAATTTCTTTAAATGATAAATAACTTTTTACATAGCCTTTGCTTTTTCCTGGAAGATATTCTTTTTCTTCACTATCTCTTATACCTCTTCTAATAACTTGTGAGAATTGATAGATAGCTTCTCCAAACCTTTGAGTCTTTCTTAGTTTTACTTTTCGACCTGGAAAAAACTTTGTAAAATATTTTGGATCTGCTCCATTCCATTTGTATATACCTTGATC